AACAACATACTTGTTACAAATAATATAACTTTTAGGCAAAGACTTTACACGCCCATAATTACTAACTTGATAATACCCATCATATCCGGGAACATCTTTCCAAATCTCATTTTCCATAATTGCCAACTTTTAAGAACTGCCAACAAATAAGAAACGGGGACGGGCTGTTGGCTTTCCCTTTCGGTCGGTTAATTACTCCGCCTATCCCCGTTGCAAATATAATTATTTATTTACTCATTTTCTTTTTTATGGGGCTTTTCGCCCCGGTTATTATTCATAAAATTCTGTTGCCCCCTTTTCTAACTCATCCGGTATAAACGGCATACCTACCATTTCTTTGAAGTTTACAATAACCTCAAACAAAGGTTTTCCGTCTGTTCCGCTTTGCAGATAAAAGCCATCATCAATATTTGAATTAGCCAAAAATCTAACTGACTCGCCCTGCTGAATTGGGAATGATATACTTTTAGACTGAATGTTCTTGGCAATCTTTCTGTTTGCTTCAATGGTTGTTGAATATCGGCTGTTTGGAACTTCCGTTAATGAACCATCCGGCGCAACCTTTACAGCCCAAAAATTTGCCTCATTCATTGTGCTTGTTTCGTTGTATGCCTGCCCGGAATACTGAATTGTTATAATTCCGTCTGCCTCCGCCAATAAATCTCCTTGAACTTTGTTTGGGTCAGACGCTCCGGGGTCTGCCCATGCGTTATTGTTGCTTACCAACGCCAAACCCTTTTTAATTCCCAAAGGTATATTTCCTGCAATCTTGTTATATGTATATCGGTAACTTGCATCACCTGCCGGGGTCATAACAACAAATTTTGCATAGTCTTTCTGATACTCCAAATATTTTTCCGAAATATGCGAGCTATCTGTTATTACCATTCGATTAAACCACGGGGTTATATCCCCCTCAAAATCATTCAATACCATAGTTGTTGGTATCTGCGAAGCATTAGGGAATATAATTACCGCAAATTCCTTTGCGTCAGTAGAAACAACAAATGTTTTTGTTGCTTCATGGATTCCGCTCACTGCATCCTCTGATATAAATAATTTGTCAGAAATGCTCCATCCTGCATTGAATTGCGGTTGGTCGTTATTGTAACTTACCAATTCCGGTGTTGGTGCTACATTTTCCGACCCGGTGTACTTCATCAATGCAACCACAAAGGCATTTTGTTTGTCTGTAATTTTAACGGTAGCTTTGTAATTTTTACCACGGCAAACAAAGGTGTCAAATCTGTTATATCGCTTAAACAAAGAAAATACGGGCAAATCCTTGTTATTATCTTTAACAATTAGTTGATTATTAGATATACTTACCTTTGCTGCTGTCTTAACTGACAAATATGTATTATCGCCGAAATACATTACATCATTATTGACGTCAATTTCCGGTTCGTCAAAAACCAAAGCCCTTGAAAGGTTCAAAGAGTTGTAACCGTAATATTTATTATTCATTTTGATTTGATACCCGGTAAACGCCATAAATGCTAACAATGCCTTTCCGACTCCATAGTCTTTGCCTACTGACTGAATCAACACACATGAATTTGCCCCAATAGACAATAATTCTTCATTCGGGAAATTGGTTTCTATACGCAAATGAACATCAGTAAATGCCTTTACTTGACACTCTCCTAAATACAATTCTTTTCGCTGCTCATCGCCCGCATTGTAGTCAATTTGAACTGCCATAGGATTGCCGTTAACGTCCAATAACGGGGTATCTGTGTCGTCAACTAATTCAAGTCTAATCCAACCGTCCTGCGTAATTCTGTTATCCCCATATTGCGTTGGCTCAATATACAAGCCAATTAAAAAGGTTGTTCCTCCGGATATATTGGGGTCGTCCTGCGGGTCAATATCTTGTATAACGAAAGATTTCTTTTGCATATCTTGATATACAGCAATACCGCCTTTGACTTTCAAATCAGAAAACCACAATCGGGATTTTGGATATTTAGAATTTACCAATTCATCATTTCCTAACATAGCCAATATTCCCTCCGCATCTTTTTCTGGAACAACGGATAAATCAGCCTTGTAAATCGGGTCGCCATCGGGTGTTTGTCCATTTCCAACTTGTGCAATGCGAACCGTTCCATCCATACTTCCGACCTCTGTTGCTTTGAATGATTTTTTTGTTATTTTATCATTAAACAGAAATGGAACATCGCCCAAATTTACATTTGCTTCGTCTGTGTCACTGTCGTATTCAATATAGAATGGTTTTTTAAATCGTAAATTCTTTGTCTGCAACACAATATTTCCCTGCTCATCGCTTGTTGTTAGGCTGCTATCAATAGTTTTATACCACGGAATAAAATCCCACGTATTTTCGTTCTGAATAGGCAAAAAAATACCTGCAATCCCATTGCTTGTAACGGTTATTGGTGTATTTGCCCCATCAATACTTTCTCCGGCTGCCGGGCTAATTATTGCCTTGTAATTGGCTGCCCCCGGTTCTTGTATAAGTTCCAAAATGATAATTCGGTTATCCGATACGGGCGGCAATGTCTGTTGAATTGTTTGGTTGTTGCTCATCTGATAAACCAACAACAAAGTTGTACTTTTGTTGTACGGGTCTGTATTCAGATTTACCCCCTTTTGTACCTCTTGGCGGTTGGCATAGAATAACGCCTTAATCTGCTCGTTTGTCTTTCCTGCTGTTGCCGGGTGCGCTGTTTTAGACAATGCAATAAAAGCCGCATTTTGCTTAATCATACGGTCAAATTCTGTTGGGCTTATTGGGTTCTTTGCGTCTGCCAATCCTGCCGCCAAACCTTTTTCTTTGAGTTTTGCCAAATCTACGTCCGCTAAATCATTCTGAGCAAAATTACCGTCCTTTGCTTTTTTCTCAAAGTCTTTTGCATCAACATTTGAAAGGTTTTTGCTTGCCCCGCCCAATGCCGCCAGCGTTGCGGCAAACGCCGGGGTTTTTACATACTTATCCAAATAATCTTTAATCCATTGTTCGTCCGCTCCTGCCGGAACCCACGGAATTTGTGCTGCATCATTAATTTCTATTGGCAAATATACATCAACCCACATTGCGCCCTGTCTATCTGAAAGGAATGTACCTTTCTGAACCACTTCAACGCCCAATTTCTGTTGGTTCTCTGAAATGTATGTTCCGGTTATTGCTTTTGCATCGCCCAAAAAAGTTTGCGTATAAACCTGCATTTGCCCCAAACCCAAAAGTGGAACGATATTAAACAACAACATATCGTTCTAAATCTTACAATTGGTGCAAACCCCTTTGTTTACCTCAAATTCAAACGGCTTACCGCTTCCGGTAAAAATCGAACCTTTGACGTGTACGGAATCCGCCTTAATTGGGGCGTTGTTCTTATCCCGGAACATCATCATAATAATTTGGCTACTGCCTGCTGATAATTGCTTTAATTGTGCCATAATCATTTGAATTTTTTCTTGTTAATATTATGTTTATCATTAATCGCCTTTATTAGCTTTTCGGCTTCTTCTTTCGTTATACACTTGACTATTTCCGCCGCCATATCTATTGCCTCAACTGCATTGCTTTGTTTGAGTTCGTAATTCTCTTTCATGCTCCAACCCTCCCTTAATAGAATACCCAATGTCAGTAATACAACAAAAAATGGAATACTGTAAAAAGGAAAAACCATAAGCCCCAAAACATCAATCATCAATACGTATAAAACTAAACGCAAATAGTCTATGATTTTTTGCCCGGTTTTCCGCATCGGGTGGCTGCTTAATTTTTCTTTTCTCGCTTTCACGGCTTCGTATGCCGTCCAAAAATCAAAGAATGTCGCAAATACTACAAAAACACAACATACAAAGATTATTATCAAACAAACTTTCATGTCGTGTTGAATGAAATCAAAATACTTTTCCATCGGTCTTTTTTGTGGCGCGGATTGTTCCGCACCGGGTTAAACTTTGCATATTTTGATAAAATATTTTTTTTCAAATATTCCCTAACAACAAAAACCTTTGTTGGTGTTACATAACAAATAACGGGCTAACCGTGGAAATGGCAATAATACGCCATTGTTCCCAATTAAAAATTCTTTCCATAATATTTAAACCATTCAAAATAACCCATATTTTCCAAATAACAATTGTCGTTTTCTGACGCTTTAGCCTCTTTTTCAAATGATATGTCTTTGTATGCGTTCTTTAATTTGAACAATGATTTAAAAAACCATTCCAAAACATACCAAATATAAAAAGAAAACAACGGCAATATATACCACCATGCCGAAATATCAAATATCAATTGCAATATAAACATTATTACCCATCCGGCAAAAAACATTTCTATCC